AACTTGCAGACAGACCTGGCCGCAGCGACGGCACGCCTTTCCGCCTACGAGCAGAAAGAGAAGGACGAGCAGGCTTCCCGTATCGAGACATTGGTGGAGAATGCCATTGCAGAAGGCAAGATTGACCGTGAGGCGAAAACGCAGTGGGTGGAGATGGCCGGTTCCAACTTCGAGTTGGCGGAAAGCACGCTGGCTTCCATTCCCGCGCGGGAGAAAATCTCGAAGGAAATCGCCGATGACCCTGCCAACATCCAGGCCACGGCGGAAGCGACAAAGACCGCCGAACAGCTGATGGCCGAGAAGGTGGCGGAAGTGGTCGGTGCGGATTTCAAGTTCCGAAAGCTCTGACAGACTATCCGCGGGCGTCCGCCCGATTTTAACTGACATGCCGGAGACCGCAGTGTCTCGCGCGGAAACAGCAGGTATCCGCCAGTCGGCCGAGTTTCATTCTTCAACGGAAAACTTAAAACGACAATGGCTGATACAGTAAACTTTCTTCAAAACGGGTATAGCGGCGAAGTACTTGAGGACTTGCTGACCTATACCGTGCAGGGCAATGATACAGTCCGCGAGGGACTGAT